TAATAGTATAGTTGAAGATAGAGCGCCACAACCTACCGCATCTACTACTGGTAATAATCCAGTATCTAACACGAGAGTTCCAATGACTAAGGATTCTATTTTAAATGACATCTTAAAAGAAACTGCTCATTCAGGCGAATGGAAAAATATAAATAAAGAAGCAGAAGTAAAATCTGTAACCGAAGATACTGCTGGTTTACCTGACCATCTAGCTAATGCTCTTAATAAAGATTATTCAGGTGTAATGAAGAAAGTAGAAGAAAAGGAAAAGTTTAGAAATGGGGCTTAAATCCGACATATATGCTGCCTTTGAAAAAAACTTAGGTAAAGATTTTGTAGATTCTACTGCGGATGGTAAAAAGAAAGTAGATGATTTAGCAGAAGACCTAAGAAATGCTATAATAGATTTTATTGTTAAACAAGATTTTAATATTACTGAAATGGAAGCACCATATAATATCTTACCTGGTAAGGTTGCTGTAGCTACTGCTGGAAGTCCAGCTGCTCAGAGTGGTGCTAATACAGCACCAGTAATTGGTGTTGTTCAAATAAGTGAGACATCAAATAAGGTTGGATTACCCACGGTAAACACTAATGTCAGAAAATCAAAAGTAAAATTAATAAGTGTTAAGGAAGCATAATGCCAATACTAGATAGAAGAAAAGATAGATTTGTAGAAGACCAAGATAGTAGAGTATCAGTTGGAATAGACTTTCCATTTGCTAGGGTTGCTGGTGGAGATGGATATTTTGCAACAACTAAAACTACTATTGAGGCTGTAAAAACTAACATACAACTTTTATTGCAAACCAATCAAGGTGAAAGATTATTTCAACCTGGTTTGGGTATGAATCTAAAACAACTTTTATTTGAACAGATGACCGAAGACCTTTCAATTCAAATTGAAAATGATATTGTAGATGTTTTTCAGAGATGGTTACCATTTGTTGATTTAAGAAACATTGAAGTCAACCGAAGAGATGACATAAATCAGGTGACTATAAACATAGAATTTAATATAAATAGAACACCTAACGCTACGGAAAGTGTTCAAGTTACATTTGATGGTGTAGGTGATGAAACCTCATCAGCAACAGGCGATGGAGCTTACTAATGGCATATACCGATAAACAAAAACTAATAAAAACAAATGTAAATTACACAAGTAAAGATTTTAGTACAATTAAAGCTGACTTGATTGAATATACTAAAGCTTACTTTCCTGATACATATAAAGATTTTAACGAAACATCACCTGGTATGATGTTAATAGAATTATCAAGTTATGTTGGTGATGTTCTTTCTTATTATATCGATTACAATTATAAAGAAAACTTAATAGCAACTGCAACCGAGAAAAGAAATGTAAGAAGACTATCGGAGTTCTTAGGGTATAAAGTTCCCAACAAAACTCCATCGGTTGTTAAGTTAAAAGTTACTACCACTATAGATGCAAAAGCAGATGGGACACCTGATTATGGGCAAGCACCATCTTCGATAGATAGTGGATTACAAATTGCGTCAAGTGTAGATTCACAAATACTTTTTGAAACAACTGGTGAAATAGATTTTACATCAAGTGGCTCAGGTGATCCTGTTATAAGTGCACCAACATTAGATAGTAATGGAGAAGCGGAATCTTATACCCTAACACGATATGTAAGAGCTGTTTCGGGTCAAACCAAAACAAAATCATTTACTATAACAAACCCAACTAAATTTTTAGAATTAGATTTAGGTGAAGATGATATAGTTGAAGTATTAAATTGTATTGATTCATCAGCACTTACATGGTATGAGGTTGATTACTTAGCACAAGAAAAAGTTTTAAATCAAACTCATTATAGTGATGATGCTACTAGAGATAGTGCTTATGACCAAGGTGATGCTACTGATAGTTTATCTACTATACCTGTTCCTTATGTTGCTGAATATATAAAAACAAACAAAAAATTTATATCAAAGTTTGATGAGGATACACAAACGTATAAGGTTTGTTTTGGAAATGGATTATTTAGATTTAGTAATTCCGGTTCAAATGTAGATTCGGTAGAACAAGCTGGTGTAACAATAAATGGAAACAATCTTGCTGATATACCTGGTGCTATAGGTTCTACAATTGGAAATAATTTAAACTTAGGTGAAACTCCAGCAAATACTATAATGACTTTTACTTATAGAGTAGGTGGTGGTGCTACATCAAATGTTCAAGCTGGAGAACTTACCAATATAAATAATGCTCCTGATGGTGTTACTATATCCGTTACAAATGATGAGCCTAGTGTCGGTGGGACAGATGGTCAAACTGTTGATGAGATTAAAAATAATGCTAGTGCCTTTTTTGCTACTCAACTTCGTTGTGTAACCAAAGAAGATTATACAGCAAGAATACAAAGTATTCCAACAAAGTTTGGTAGTATTGCTAAATCATTTGTAGAAAGATTAGATGGTGGAACTCTTTTAGTATCTACTCTTTCTTACAATCAAAATAAACAATTAGTACAAACACCTCAACTTATTTTACAAAATATAGCTACTTACCTTAATCAATTTAGAATGATTAATGATATTGTTGATTTTGGATTTACTTTAAATGATAATCTATTTTCCGGCTACATAATAAACTTTGGTGTTAATTTTAAAGTAAATGTTGATAGAAGATTCAATCCAACGGAAGTTAAATTAAATGTAATTCAAACTATCAAAGACTTTTTTAAAGTAGAGAAAATGCAGTTTAGACAATCAATTAATATAAATGATTTACAATATAATATATTAGGTTTAGATGGTGTAATTGGAATAAAAGAATTAATATTATTTCAAGATGGGAACGATGAATATGCTAGTGGTAGGAAATTATACTATTATAAAGGAGATGGTGAGGTTATAGGAGATGATAATAATTATGGATTTCAATTTAATTTTAACGAAGCTCTTCAAGATGGTATCTATAGACCATCTATATCACCTGCAGTATTTGAATTAAAAAATCCAAATCAAGACATTTATGGGAAGGTAATATAATGCATAGATATTTTTTTACAACCAAAGATACTTTTATCAATAGTGGTTCAAACTCAATTACAGGCGAAGACTTTAAGGATAAGAACACAGGACAAGATGAGATACTTGAATTAAAAAAAGTATTTTTTGATAGAACATTTTCTTATCAAACAAGAGTTCTTCTTCAGTTTGATACCGATGAAATAGAAAGCTATATTAGCTCATCTGTTTTACCAAATGACTATAAGTTAAATCTTAGACTTTACGAGACAGAAGGAACAAGTGGATTAAGCGAAGAATATACAATTGCTGCTTATCCCCTAAGTCAAGAATGGGATGAGGGTGTTGGTAAAGAATTAGATGTTCCAAAAACAACTGATGGTTGTAGTTGGTTGTATAGAAAAAACAAAAACAATTCGGAGATAAGTTGGACAACTCCTGGTGGAACTTATATTGCTGGTGATGAAGTATCCCAATCCTTTTCAGTAGAATCTCCTGACCTTAACATGGACATTACAACCCTTGCTAATAAATGGTTTGGTGGTGTAAATACTAACTATGGTATGTTAGTAAGACTATCCGGTAGTAGAGAAACATCAAGTGGTAGCTTTGAAAACCTTAAATTTTTCTCAAGACAAACCAACACTATATACTCTCCTAAGATAGAATTAAAGTGGGATGACCATTTACCAGCAACTGGTTCTAACACAGGTAGCTTGACCACCTTGGATGTTTCTGGCAATAGTGAGAACTACCTATACCCTATACACTTACGAGAAGCGTATAAAGAAAACGAAACCATAAAATTTAGATTTGGTGCTCGTAAAAGATACATACAAAAATCATTTACAACATCGGTTCAAACCGTTAGTGGTAGTTTTATACCACATGGTAAAGGTGCTTACTCTATCATAGATATGGCAACAAATGAGTCTGTTGTTCCATTTAGTGCTTACACAACTATGAGTTGTGATACAACTTCTAATTATTTCAAACAAGATTTAGATTCATTTGAACCTAATCGTGCTTATAAGATTTTAATAAAAGTTAATCACGATGACGGTCAAGAAATAATATATGATAATGATTTTGAATTTATACTAAGGACTTAATCATGGCTTACGGAACTACTGGTAGTGATGACACAACTCAAGAAGAATTGACATTAAATCCTATTATACAAGTTGGTCTAAATGCTACAGCAGATGATAATTTTTACTTTGTAGAAAATCCTGAAGAACAATATATAGGTCTTTATCATATACATCAAGATGGTAAAATTATGATAGGTGCTGGTGAGTTAGGAATAACTCATGAAATGATTCCTAGTGAAATAATATTTCAAAAAGTTACTTATGCGGCTATACAAGAAACTCGTGAAGCAGTAAGTGATATTTTTTATAAGCTATGGTTTGAATCTAATACCCTAACTGATGAACAACTTCTTTCTCTTCAAACAACTATCCGTGATGGAATAAAACAATCAGGTCGTACAGAAGATGAGCCTCTTGTATTTTATAAAAAAGATAGAAATACATTAGAAAATAGAAAAGATATAGAAGGTGATATTTTTGAACAACTATGTCAGTATATTTTTGATAACAGTATTACTGAATTAGAAGGTAAGTTTTCTATTATACAAGTAGAATTACCAGCAGAAGGTACGCCTCCACAATCAACTATTCAATATAAAATAAAGTTTATAGATGGGGCTAATGTATATGAAATAAATGTTGCTAAGAAAATAGGAAATGAATTTACAGATATTTTAAACCTAAGTCAATTAACAAAAACAAAAACAGGTTCTAAAATAGATCCTGAAAAAGCTAAAGAGATATTAGATACTAATATCTTTGAGCTTCTACCACCCCAACCAAATCGTCAAGAACAGATAAATAATTTTTTTACTGAATTTGATAACTTAATAGGTCCAACTCCTGTTTTTACAGATGTGGATGGTGACGGTGTTGGTGAACAACCTGAAAATTTTCAAGATGATGAAGAGAGCCGTGTTAGTCATGAAAATCAAATAGATGCTTTTATAACTAGGTTAGATGAACAGGCAAATGAAGATAACAATAATAAAACTCTTCAATCAATGCGAAATAAACTTAATAGTTATCTTGGTGATATTGACAATGTAAATGATGTTTTAAATGATTTAAGACCTGAGTATGAAAATGTATCAAATGGATTTCTTAAAATACGAAAACCAAATCAAGCAATTATATTAAAATCACCAACAAATGATGAATTAGAATTTCAAAAAGAAGACTCTTATTTAACTGATGGTTTTACAATAACAATGTGGGTAAGATTTATAAGTAAAACATCTGAAGGAACTCTTTTTAATTTTGGTAATCCATTAGAAACTAATGGAAAGGGGTTTAGATTAGAAACAAGAACAAGTGTTGATAGTAATGGAAATTACAGAAGGTGGGTTAGATTGGTAGTAAGGGATGATTTAGTTAGAGACAACCACTTTGGTGATGATAATGTAAATAGACGACCAGCTAGTTTATCAAGCCCTTTAAATTTTTATGCTGAAAGAAATTTTCATAAACTTTATCCTGAAATACCAACCGGTGATTTAAATGGGTGGTATTTTATTTGTGCTACTTATAACCCCAATGTAGTGGAGCCTAATAACTTTGATGATGATTATGAGTATATACAAAATAAACAATTTTGGTTAAATCACATAGATGAAAATGGTGAAGTGGTTGCTAATAGTAATCTTGGTGCTAAATGTAAAGTTGAAGTGATAAGTAAAAATGATTTGTTAAGAGCTCGTGGATATAAAGTTGATGATATAGGTGTTAATGTTTTACCGGTTGACGAAGTAGATACCTCACCACAAGATGATGAGTTTGGAGATGGTGACGATAATGATATAGTAGTAGATGTGGTTGATGATATTGAGATAACTAATCCATCTAATGAAGAATTACCTGAAGAAGAAACTTCTAATGTAGAACCAATGCCTTTTAGCGCTCCTACTGGATTTAATCCAATGACCAATCCTATGACAGGCACTTTAAGTCCACAAGGACAATGGGAGTGGAATGGTGTATCTATGACATGGGTAGCAGTAGAAACTCAAGAAGAAGAAACTGAAGAGGAAACTCAAGAAGAAGAAAGTAGTGAACCAATAGCTACAAATACTCCTGATGATATAATAAACTTTGGTGCAGGTGGTGGTAATTATTAATGCCAAAGTTTACTACACCCGATAATCTATACACTCAAATAGATAAACAATCAGTAGGACCATATACTGAAGGTAATGAATTAAACGAAAATCTTAGAGTATTTCAACCTGAACAAGGAATAGATATTGTATATAAAAATCCTCTTGTAAACAACGACTCTACAGAAATAGTAGAAGATAGAGATAGCAGAATAAAACTTGGAACTATAACTTTAAACAACAGAGGTTTTTGGGAAGATATAAATTTTAATGAATCTACATTTCAACCATATTTAACTGGTAATAGAACTGCAGTTGAAACCGAACTTATAGAAGATGGTAACGAAGAAACAATAGTAAAAAGAGATCCTGGTAGCACATCATCAACATATAAATATTCAATTGACGCTTTGCCATTTGTAATTGATCCAAATAATGAAGATGAAATAATTAGAGTTGATAGGTATTGGGATAAAAATATAAATTCTAATGAACATTATTTGGCAACAGAAGGTAAAATAAATTATTATATTTACCCTAGAACTGATGGTAGGCTTGAAAGTGGTAATATAGATTTATTTTCTGAAAGAAGTAGAAAGGATTATTCTATAAGTAAGTTTACATCAGCAGCTGTTGGATCCAGTAATTTTTTTGTATTTAAATTAAATTGGGGTGATGGTTCTCCATTAGAGCATACAACTGAACCTAAACTTATGGAAGGAACTACTTTACTAGAACATACATATAAAAAACCTGGTTTCTATACCATAAGTGGTGTAATATTTGTAGGTAATTCAGATAATGTTTTTATGTATGAAAGGTTTGAAACTAATATATTATTAAACGAATCAAAAATTAATGAATTCAACTTATATGAATATGAAAATTTTGCTACTATAGGTGGTATATCAACTCAATCTACTTTGATAAAATCAATATACAATACGATTGGATTTAATCCATTAACAGGAGATTCATCAAAAGCCAATCTTGAACTTATCAAAGGTTTAAATGATTTTGATAAATTAAAGTTATTAAATTTTGTTTATAAAATATCAAGTGAAGATGTTATTAGTAAATTTATAGATTTGATTGAACCTTATAACATAGAAATATTTGACCAAACCGATTCGGAAATTGAAGGTGCAACTGCTGAGGTATTAATTGAAGATGAACTTTTCTATGGGTGTATGGATATAAATGCTGATAACTATGATTCTACTGCAGACACCGATGATGGTTCTTGTTCTTATAGTATTAATTTAGTAACTCAAGTAGCATCTGAAAACGAAGCGCTTGGTTTAACTATTGGGGAGCCTGGTGTGATAAGAGGAGTTAGGGGAATCTTAACTACTACTATTCCTGCTGGATATAATGCAGATGGAACTCCTATGGAAGATGCTATTATAGAAGCTGAAAACCTTGATCCAGAAACATTTATTCAATATACAATAGAAATTAGTAATGGTAATCCTGTTCAAATTCAAGGACAATACCCAATAATAAATCCAACCAATAGATTAAATGGTATTGATACTTGGGTATTATTAGATGCGAGTATAAACCAACCAGATAATGCTGATAACTTTTACGGATGGGTTATACCGGACAATATAGAATATGCTGTAGCTAATTTTTCTTTTACTAACAACGCTAGTGGTAACGGTACTATTGGAGAATGGAACGAAGGACCTTTAAATCCAACCTCTACTGATAATCCTAATATGCCTCTATTCGGTGGTATAAGTGCTACTAAACAAATAGCTATACGATTAAAAGAGCCAGTTGGAGAACCAGGTCCTAGTAATTATCAAGATTTAAATATTTATGGTATATGGGTAGAGCCAGGTAGTTCTGGTAATAACACTAGACCATAATAAGAGTAAATAAAATGGCTAAAATACATAACGGATTTATAAACAAAAAATTAACCAATACCTTTAAGGATACTGGTTTAAATAACTTTGACCTAGCCACAACCAAAATTTACAAGGGTGTAAAACCAATGTGGGAGCAGTTGGGTTTTGAAAGTGATGAT